ACACCCACCTTGGTGTCAGGTCAGGAATATCCAAGCGAGCAGCCCACCATGTGTCTACTGTTTCGCGCCAGGCTCGGGCCTGTGTGGTACGGCCCTCTAATAATTCTCGATCCCATCCAAACACAGCTGCCACAGCATCTTTAAGGGTTGATGCAAAACTGTCTCGTTTGAATCCGTGATAATTAACCAAGTAGTCAGCTACTGTGTCTTTACCTGCACCAATAAACCCGCATACTCCGATGATCATAAAAAAATGCTCCATATTATAGGAGCATTATTACATAGTACAAGTGTTTTGTCAACTGTTTTGAACTAACCCATTAACCAGGTCAGTGGTTGGCTTCCGTCCACATACATTCTTAGATCTTCTTCAAGTTTTTCCATTTCGGCCACAGCTTCTTGCTTTAGTGCATCGCCATTTAGGCTTGCACCACCTTGTGGTCCGGCAATTTGACTAAACTTGCTACGTGCTTCGCCTAGGATGCGTTTGCAGAACGAGTAGGCATATTCTTGGATCCACGGAAAAGCATAAGTGTCATTAAGGATCATTTGATCTGGTTTGTCATTAAAAATCCATAATAGAACCGATTCCTGTTGTGTAAGGTCGGGCTCGGCACCTTGCCATGGCATTTTACGCACAATAATCAGCTTCTTGGTCACAGGGTTGAATGTAAAGTTCATAAAACCGCCAAACATCTTCATTGCCAATTTTTGATAATCCACAAACAATTCATAGTTTGTTAGTCCACCGACACGACCAGCAACCAACATATAAGTGTTTAGGTATCCTGATGCAAAAGGTTCAAATTGACTAGCAGTTGTGCCGGTCACACTACCAATACCACGACGGAAAATTTGACGTATGCCACGAATTTCTTTTGGTAAAATATATTCTTGTGTTTCTGGGAGTAGCGTTAAACTACAGTAACTTTCTTCTGTGGCATTTTGTGCTTTTTGGCGGTACTTGATCAATGATTGATTGATTCCCATTTCGTAGTGTTCTTTTTCAAGTTCCACGTCTACGATGCCGTCACCTAGCCGCATACGAATGTAGTCAACAATACTGGCTCGCATGGAGTCGGTGGTATTGCCTATATTCCAGTTGGGATCTATTACACCGGGGAAGGTAACTGTGGGGTTGCCCGGAAACGCAATTTCGCCGGCGCCGGAACCTGTACTAGGATTATACAGGCTAGATGCAGTTACATTATTATTAGCGTTAAAGCCAGTTTTTTGTTCTACTGGATTATCGTTTGGTGTTAGACCTGTTGTCATTTATTACTCCGTTATACAGTATTTATTATCGATAACGGAGTAAATGGTTTATTGTACCTTGAGTAAAATAATGTCTGCGTTGATACGTCCGTTGAGTTTGGATTCGGTCGCTTTGATATTGTCTAAGAACTTACGCAATTCTACCTTGGTAGCTTTGGCAAACTCTTTGAGCTTTTCTTCAGGTTTGCGTAGTGTTTTTGATGTGGATCGGTGCTCGTCGTAGCCAATAATGCCGGTTCCCTTGACGTTTAGAGGTCCTTTTAACGTGTCAGCTATATACTTGCCCAGTTTACGTGTTTTGGTGTTGTAAACCCATAGTTCTTGGGCGCCAACGATGTCTGCAGGATTGATACTGATCAGGCGCAGGACTTTATCTTCCTTGGCGTACTTGAGTTTACTGACCACTTTCTCCTTGCTGACACTCTTAGGAGCACGCACTTTCTTTGTGGCTTTTTTAACTCCACGATACTGGATAATGTCGTTCAGGATCTGATCAATAAAAGCAAACATGCGTTTGAAGTCTGCGGCTTTGTAATGATTATATCCTTCTGTTAATTGTTCATCTGTGCGTTCAAATGCTGTTTTAAGTTCATCAAAGCGAGCTTGATATACCGCTTCGTATTTTGTCAGCTGACTTTGAGGCACATTATTGGCCACAAGATAATCATACGGCTTGAAACTGTACTTGGGGTCAGTGATAAATGCATCGTAGTGTCCTTCGAGTTCGCCAATGGTGTCGGCTGTTTTTTCGTTCAAGCGATCCTGGATAGTTGGTACATAGGCCTTGGGTTTTTCTTCTGCTACAACTTCAACTTCTATTTCTGCTGATTTGCTGTTGATACTTTCCAGGATGTTGGCATCAATGAATTCAATGTGACGCTCTTGTAGGGGCATGCCTCGACGGTGTGCCATGATAAGTCCGCAAGTGGTCATACTGACTGTGCGATCGCCGGCACGTTCAAATGCCCGAATTTCGTCTGTGGTAAAGTCTTTGACTTCCTTCATCCAGGCAACCACGTGCTTTTTTAGATCTTTTTGGCTAAAGAAGTAATTGTAATAATTCAGGCTCTTACGCATATGGTGATCAAATTCTTCAAACGACATGGTCCGAGCACGTTCGGTATCCCAGATGGGTTCATCACCTGTGTACTTTTCGTCCAACATTAAACTATTGCGGGGAGCCGCTTTTTTAATCTTTGTTGCTTTACCGTTGATTTTGATATTAGCCATATATGTCCTTTTTGGATATAGTATTATACATTAATTATCATTGGGTGTCAATAATGTAGCAAAAGTTATATATTGCTCCATTAGATCTAACCGAGTCTGCAGGTCTTGTTCTATTTCTTGATAGCGTGCTGTGGGCTTGTTATGCCTACGACAGTTGACCAATTCTTTGTCCATTTCGTCCCATAATGCTCTTGCAGGGCGCCATAGTCGACGCATGTCTTCCCGCATGCCCGGGGGCAGTTGTATAGTATGGAAAAATATGTTATCCAAACGGGTTTTTAGGGTAGAATCTGACTCCATACTAGTATTATACTATAAAACCCTTAATGGGTCAAGCCCATAAATACTAGATACACAGGAACTGCTATGTCACGGTTAAGTCTTTGGAAAGACGGGCAACACACAAACGATTATAAATTTATGGATAGACGCATATCCGAAATGTTTACCATTGGCGGCACTGGTGTACTACTCAACAAGTATCTGGGCACTCAGCAGCAAATTGGCAGCACTGACCCTACCAAGCCCGATTACCTAAATCAATCAGAATCAAATATACAAGATTTATTATGGTTAGAAAACCGTGATCGCAAGTACGATAAAGATGTTTACAAGATGCGTGGCATTTATCAACGTGCTGATCAAGATTTTGACCTGAGCCAGTTTGGTTTATTTTTGCAAACTGGAACTATTTTTATGGTGTTCCATTTACGTGACATGGTTGACCAAATTGGTCGTAAGTTAATGAGTGGAGACGTACTAGAACTCCAACACTTGAAAGATTATGATGCGCTGGACGGGGATTTACCTGCGGCATTAAAAAGATATTACGTGGTCGGCGACGCCAGCTTTGCTGCCGAAGGGTTTACACCTACCTGGTGGCCACACCTGTGGCGTGTCAAACTTAACCCATTGGTGGACAGTCAAGAATACAAGGATATCCTAGACAACATTGCTGCAAGCAATACCACTACTACACCAATTGGTGAAATTCTCAGCACCTACAACAAGTACATCAACATCAATGAACAGGTTGTTGCCGAAGCAGAAATACAAGTTCCAAAGTCTGGTTACGACACCAGTACGTTTTATACGTTACCAACTGATCCAAGTGGCCGACATCCAGAAGCTGCCATCACAGCTGATAATATACTGCCAACTGCCGATAATTCTACAACCACTGCCGATGAAGGCTCATCTAGTCCTACTAGTAAAATCAAAGGCTACTTAACCGGAGATGGATTGGCGCCAAATAGTGTTGTTACTGGTGCTGGTGTTGCTTTCCCAAGTCAGGCCAGCGAAGGAGATTACTTTCTACGTCTTGACTATTTGCCAAATCGTTTATTCCGCTACAGCGCATCACGCTGGCATAAAGTTGAAGATAATGTTCGCACCAATTTGACTCCAGGTGCCGCAAATAATCAAACACAGAAGTCGGGCTATGTAAATAACACTAACACGTTTACAGATGCTGTTGGCTCCACACACAATGAATTGCAACCGTTGAGTAAAATTTTAACACCGAAAGCAGATAATTAATGCCAGTACAGTTCAACTACGATGGGCAAATACGCCGATTTGTTATACAGTTTGTTCGTATGCTATCCAACTTCCAAGTGGAGTTTGGACAGAATGCTGTAGGCCAACGTACCTTACAAACTGTTCCAGTCTACTACGGAGATGCTAGTCGCCAGGCATCAATGATCTTACGCAACAACAGTGAAAACGCACTCAACGCTGTGCCGGCCATGGCTGTTTATATTTCCGGTCTGGCATACGAACAAGACAGATTACAAAATCCCTATCACGAAGGTGTACTCAGAGTAAGAGAACAAGTTTACAATCAAGATGCACAGGTACACACTGGTCAGCAAGATGGTATCTATACTGTAGAACGACTGATGCCTGCTCCGTACAAACTAACAATGAAGCTGGATATATGGACCAGTAACACTGAACAGAAACAACAACTACTTGAACAGATATTGCCCCTGTTTAATCCCGGATTAGAAATACAAAGTACCGATAATTATGTTGACTGGACTAGCCTAAGTGTAGTATTATTAAAAGATGTTAGTTATTCAAACAGAAGTATTCCGGTGGGTGCCGAGGAAAACATTGATATCGCTACGCTGACCTTTGAACTTCCCATATGGCTTACACTACCTGCCAAAGTTAAAAAGATGGGTGTTGTTGCACAAATTATTGCCAGCATCTATGATGCCAATGGTGACCTGAGTCCCGATGTTATCAACACAGGCGAAGGTCTAATGAGTCAACAACGCTTTACTCCAATGAACTATGAAATTATCTATGTAGGAAACACGTTAACTTTATATTATAACAACGTTACTCCCACCAACAACGGCACTAAAATGCCATGGCGTAATTTGATTAACCTATACGGCAAACTAACAAGTGGCATCAGTCAGGTGCGACTACAATTCGAATATCCAGACGGTGTACATGAAATTGTAGGAACTGTGGCACAAAATCCTATAGATGAAACACAGTTGTTGTTTACACCTTTCCCACAAACACTACCAGCCAATACCTTACAAGCAGTTGATGCCATTATTGATCCCAGGACTGTTACTGTGGATGATAGTATCATCAATCCCAACTTGGGCACACGCTATTTGATTTTAAATCCAATTGGAGATGTTAATAGCGAAAGTGCTGTAGCATGGGCAGGTCCCCCAGGAACCAACTTGGTTGCTCGTGCTGGAGATATCATTGAATTCTCCCTTGATACCTTTGGGGCTCCGTATTGGCACGTGAGTTTTGATAGCCAGGAGTCGGGTGTTCAATACGTCACCAATTTAAATACCACAACGCAATATCGCTGGACTGGCGAAGCCTGGGTCAAGAGTTTTGAAGGCGTATACCTCAGTGGGTTTTGGAGTCTGGTACTGTAATGATTGGCAATTATCTAGAAGGTTGCGGCGCACTCGTCTACGCCAGGACAACTAATCGTTATCTTTTCCTGCTACGCAATAAAACCAAACACGCAGGTGCATGGGGAATCGTTGGTGGCAAAATAGACTCAGGCGAAACTGTGATGCAGGGCTTGGTGAGAGAAATACAAGAAGAAATTGGTCAAGACTATTCCAAAGGTAAGTTTATTCCCTTAGAAACATTTACTGCAGATAACCGCAAGTTTGTTTACTATACTTTTTTAATCAGTGTCACAGAAGAATTTGTGCCCAAGCTAAACGACGAACATCGTGGCTATTGCTGGGTTGAACTTGACGACCACCCAAAGCCGTTACATCCCGGGCTTTGGCGTAGTTTTAATTTTGATATTATTAAGAAAAAGATTAAGACTTTAGAATCAATACTGAATTAACCAATATCTGCTTCTAGTACAAAGTCACGGAAACTGATCTGGCGGAAGTTAGGTAGTGATATCCAGTCGGTTGGACACCACCAAGTAGCCTGCGGCATTACTCGCACAAACTCAACATCATCATATGTAGTCATAACTGAACGCATGGCATTGGTCCAAAAGTTATGATTTTGTTCTTGACTGCCTGGAAGATAACCATTGGTATTTTTGTAGATATTGTTGATTGGGCCCAGGATATCATAGCTGTCGTAACCCATTAAGAATACTTTCTTGTGCCCATCAAAGCAGGCCATGTAAGTTGCAATAGATCCTGCGTTCCAACTTGGGTCCTGGGGAATTAAATAAAACTTACCGGGGAACTCTAGGATTTTTGTACCGTGTGCATACACAATGTGGTCGTTGGTGTAACCGCTTTGTGCAACTTCTTTGGCTTCATCG